AGCTCAACAACTTAAAAGGGGCCGTTGAGGCTTTGAGTGGGTCTTGGGAAACACTTCAAATCAAAGTAGGTACGGCAGTCTTGCCAGTTCTTACGACACTCGTAAAATGGATTGACAAGCTAGTAGATAAGCTGTCCAACTCACAAGGGCTACAGAAGTTTTTAGACGCCCTTAACTCGTTAAACCCGGCATTGAATCAATTCCTTAATGGAACTAAAATGACCGACGAGCAAGCGAACAAATTTAAAGGGACTATGCAAGCCGTAAAACCGGCAGTGACAGCTCTTGTGGGCGCGTTTGCGTTTGGTCCAGCGGTTCGCGGACTAACTTCGCTTACTGGTATCATGGGCACAGTCGCAAGTAAGACGCTGGCCCTTGGATCGGTCGCGTCCAGTGCATTTAGCACGGCCGGAGGCTTCATTTCTAGCTTTGCTGGTAAAGTCGCAGGTATTCCGGGCGTACTCGGTGGAGCTGCTTCACAAGGTTTATCAGTCCTTAGCATGATGACAAGCGGGATCGCGTCCGTGATGGGAATTGCCCTCGCGTCAATCGGTCCGGCTGCTATTTTGGGGCTTGTCCTCGCTGGTCTTGGTCTGATTAATCAACAATTCGGAAAACAGATCGATCAGTTGATTA